CTCAAGGTGAGACTGTGTCACGTTGAATCAAAACCAAGATCTGCCAACCCACGGGCAGCACACCTCACGGTGTGGGCTAACATTCGGGCATCGCGAGAGCGAGACGCCATGTTCGGGAGCACGTGCCCCCGCGCCTGCGCGACATGCAATCGCGATGAGTTGCTGATCCTATCTCGTCCGGCTCCAACGCCGGCCAAGAAGAAGGAGGAGGAGTCGAAGTTCGAGCCCCACGTGTGGCGCCGGATGGTCATTCGCACCGAGTGCGAGCGATGCGTCTGGTTCTATATGAACGGCAAGAATCTCTACGGGTGCGGCACGCCTGCCGCTATCCGCGACGTCTACCTCCCGACCCGCATCGTCGCCGACGCACGTGTGCTCATGCGCAAGTTCGTCGCGTCTGGTGTCGGCGGCACGAAGCCGGCGAATGCGGATCTGCAACTGGTCAACCTCCTGGCCTGTGAGAGGGAGGGCCCGCGTGCCATGGCCTACATGACGGTCGGTTTGGAGGCAATCCTTACCGAGCCGCGTGTTCGCGCGCAGTGCGGGATGTGTGGGATCGGCGGCGAGGAGTTCGTCAACAAGTGCGCCGAGGAGGGCACTGGCACCCCGTGGAAGCACGTCCGCTTTCTACAGGAGGTTGACGGCGAGAATCGCCCCGTCCCCGGGTCCATCTGGGACCCTGACGACGCCGACGACGAGAGCGACCCTGATCGCGAGTTGGTTGTCGGGGACTCATACGCCATGCGCCGCGGCGGGCGCGGCCTGCGCCGCACGCCTGGGCGCACGTGGCGTGTGGGACGTCCCATCAGCACCGCCGAAGATGAGCAGGCGAGTGCGGCAGCTTCCCCTGCCGTCGTGAGCGCCTCGCAGGTGCGCGACAGGTTCATGACAACCCAGCTGGACCCGCCCAGAATGACGGGGGCGCAGCAGGGCGGACCACCGCCGGGGCTGGACGCGGCCACGGGCGCAGTGGGCGCCGGGTCGACCATCCCACTCCGCATGCCGTTCCAGCTCCGTGAGCACGAGGCTGGGACAGTGGTGCTTGCGGCGGCGGAGAACGCGCGCTGGCAGGAAACGTCGGAAGCGTGGGCCCCCAGCCTGGTCGCCGAGGCGGAGCGCCTGACGATGGTGGGGGACCAGCAGCTGGCATTCACGACTGGAACGCCCTTGGTGTCGACGACTGTGGTCGCGCCGGGGAGTGCTGTAGTCGAGGGCCAGGCTGAGGGAGCTGAGATCGGGACGCGCGTCGCCCACGCGCGGTTTCCGACAATGTCCGAGGAGCAGGCATACCTCTTCTCAAACGATCCGAGGAACCTCGAAGCCGCGAACACCATGCGGAACGTCGGAGTCGGCCAGCACAAGCCGTCCGAGAGCGAGGCCACCTGTCGGAAGACGATCGTTGAGAGTCTCAAGACCCTTCTCTTCACGGATCGCAGGTTGCACAAAGCGATGGCAGAGTACGAGTCGCTCGCGCGCACGGCTCTGCCCAAGAAGCTCTCCGAGGAGGAGAAAGCGCAGTGGCACCTGGATGCGATGAACGAGGCAGAGGGCATGCACGGTGTCGCGTACTCCAAGTTCATGGACGCCTTCGTGAAGGCCGAGGTCAGCAACAAGCCTAAGCCGCGCCCTATCGCTAATCACAAGCAGATTCGGCTCGTCTCAATGGCACGCGTGGCCTGGGCATTCGAATGGGTGATGTTCCATACTTTCAAGTACGCGTCCATCAAGCACCGCGCAAAGTCGGAGGCGATCTCCGACATCGCGAAGCACCTCTCCGAGATGCGTAATGGCCGTTGGGCGGAGAATGACATGACCGCGTTTGAGTTCGGCATCGGGTCCGTGCTCAAGGAATGCGAGGTCGACATCTTCCGCCACATCCACAAGGTCATCAACGGATCAGAGGCGAACGATGAGCTGTTCGAACGAGTCTGCGACGACAGGACCAAGGCATGTGTCTGGACCATGACGTACAAGGACGAGTCCGGCGAGAAGAGGCGGCTGCGGCTCCAGATCCCACGCACCATGAGAGAGTCCGGCGATCGGCTCACCTCAAGTGGGAATTGGTTCCAAAACCTCCTCGCATGGCTCTCGTTCCTCGTGCATCCTGACCACGTGGACAAGGCCATCACGAGCCTCATCAACACACAGGGCCGGATGCTCTTCTACATCTCCGCCAGAGATGGGAAGAAATATCTGGCCATGTTTGTGTGGGAGGGGGACGACACACTGGCCCGGCTCGAGGAGCCGGTCTGGCTGCCGCATCGGGAGGGGAGCGAGGTGTCCTTGGCGGAGGATTTCTTCATCCGATGGGGCTGGAAGGCGAAGCTCTCGTGGAAGGCGACCGAGGGCTACGACTATGCGAGGGTCGTCGGATACGACATCCTCCTCAAGGACGGGAAGGCCGTGCTCGACGGGAGCACGCTGGTCGCCATGCCCGAAATGAGGAGGCTTCTGACGACGAAGCAATGGACGACCACCAGCTGCACGCCGATGGAGCGGAAGACATGCACCCGCGTGTTCGCCGCCACGCTCGGTGCTGGGTTCGTGCATTGCGAGCCCATGTGGGCGTTCCTCAAATCAGTCTACGACGCCAACCGTGGCGGCCAGATCGTGTCGGACGCGATGGTCCGGGAGCAGTATTTCGCACTCACAGGCGAGTTGCCTGAGCATGGCGCGTCCACGCTGAGCGAGATCGAGTTCCCGCAGTTCGAGGGCGGAGGCGATGCCTGGAAGGAGTTGGCACGCGTCTCTGCAGGCGACTTCTCGGACCTGGAGTGGGCCACGGCCTGCGCCGAGGTGGACATGAACGTCCACGGCGCGGACCTCTCGCTCCACATGCCCGCCTCCTGGGTGGGCCGCGCCACGCTCGTCATGGGCTAGGCGCAGGGCGTGCGGGCAATGCCCGCACTGTTGGTGTTTTTCGCTAAGCCCTCGGGGGGAAATAAGCAGTTTTGAAAGGGTGTCGTCCCTATTCTTTCTTGCGAACTTTCCTCCTGCAGGTTTTAGTGCAGGGGCACCGACCGGCACCAGCGTGATGCCAATATAAGCATTCAGGTGGAGGAGACATTATAAGCCGGGTCCACAACACTGACGACAGGACCACAAATACCATGGGTGTTTTGACACAGTCATCCATGGGTCGCACAGTTCACGCGTGGTTCGGCGGCCACGTGTGGAACATGGAGAGCGGACGGCTGTGCGATGTGATCGGCGCGTGTAGTTTAAGCTAGCTGCACTAGGGGTGGATTGAGCAGTCCGAGACCGTGCCCCGAAGCCTGCCTTATGCCTCAGTAGCGGGGACGAGTCCCGTGAAGAGCCTGGAAGCGGAGTAGCGTCCGCGACGGTGAGAGCACCCCTGTTAACCAAACGTGCATGGTTGGTACCGTGGATCTGCTCGGATGGGGGCGGTACTGTAAAATGGGGGTTCGGTTGTGTTTTGCGGTCTGAAGTGGACCCTGCTGTTAGGTGCGTTCTTCCGGTGTTGCCAAGCGCCGGACCCGTGCTGTCATGGTAAGGACATGGATGTTGCGTCGTGGTATCCCGTCACGGTGCATAATGGGTTTGGCTTCAGCAAGGCGGGGGAGCTGACAAACCTTCACACAATCGACAAGATGACCGCGCGATATACGGGTCGCGCATTGCTGCACGGTGCATAAGAGACTGTCCTCTTTCTTGTTTCATCTCCACCAACATTTCTCCAAGGGTGCCCCGCTTCCTGGTTGCGGTCAGGGGGTCCACAAAGATGATCCTTTGTAGCGGGGCGTGGTTTTCTGTCTGCCTACACTCGATGTTTTCTAAGCCCTCGAGGGGAAAACAACCAGGATTGAAAGGATGTCCTATTCTTTCCTGGATTTTTCCTATTGTAGGTTTTAGCACACCTGGCGTCGGGTGGGGCATCGACGCGTGCTGTGGTGGACAGTGAGTCACACGTTGTGGGCCGGCCTGGGTGGTTCCCGGCGCGGCCCGACGATTTTCAGCGGCTGGGAAGGTTCTGCGATAAAAATTGCAAACAACCAAGGTGGAATCTGTGTCCCCCAGCTGCTATAGGCGATTGTTGCCTAGAGTTTACCTACCGCGTGGTTGACGCGCGGCGTTTCTTTCTTCTTCACCCCGCACTGCGGTCTTACTTCGCTCCGTCCAGTACGGAGTACCTAGTAGCACTCATCAGTTGCCTGTGTCGATATGGTGCTGTCAGCCAAGCAAGAGGCGGCTTTGAAGAAGGCGCGCCCGGAGGACCGCAAGGCTCTTCGCAAGATGTATTTGGAGCAGAGGTCGACTGCCAAACCCAAGGCACCCACGCAGCGTACTGCGAATGTGCCGCGGGCGAAGCCTCAACAGCGTCAGAAGACTCAGATTCTGCCGAACTATCTGGATCCGATGTGCAAGGCCCCCATGCCCGTGTCGCTCTCCGATGGTAAGGCTCTGGCTCACACCTCGCTGATCAGCAAGGACTTCAAGCTCCCCGCATACGCGATGACGGGCTCACCTGCTTACTACCCGGGGCCCACCATTCTGCTTGTCACGAACACTGGGGCCACCTCAACAGTTGGGGTCCTTGTCCAAACGATGGTGGTTCCGGGCGGTGCGATGCAGCTGAGGGAGGATGGCATCAAACAGGTGCTGTTCAACATTCCCACGCTGGCAGGAGACGCGCTCAGCGGTCACCCGACTTCCGGGCGGGCAATGAAGTTCAGCGTCAGTGTCATCAACAACACAAACGCCCTCAAGAGAGGCGGGCGCGTCACGTACCTCAACACTTTTCAGCGTCTGCCCGACATCCACACGGGAGGCTCGGAAACTGAGCCGACCTACTACTGGGATCCGATTGTCGAAGCCGTCAAAGCTGCACCTGACCGTCGTCGAATCAACGGCGACAACCTCGTGCAGCCCACGCAATGCATCGGGGCAGTGGTGGACAACATCAGGTACCACGAGTTCAACCGTTGGAAGGGCACTGAGACCAAGTTGGAATTTCTTGAGCACGTCCTCGACCGCGCGACCCCGACCGGGGCTACGGTCCTGAGCGTCCTTCCCGCCAACAGCAGCAGATCGATGAGTACTGTTGCGTTCGTCTTCGATCCTACTGATGACAGCCAGGACTACAGCGTCACGGTGCGCGCCTCGTACTACACGCGCTGGCCACTAACCAGCGTGCCAGGGCAGAGCATGGCGCACATCCCGACGGCAAACACAGCTCTCATCAGCAAGATCCACGAGAGCGCAGCAAACGGCGCCGCCGACCTCGTGAAGGTGGGCGGCGCGAGTGCACTTGGCGCCTTGATCCCTCAAGCCTTGGAAAGGATGGCCCAGCCCGCTGTCCAGGAGGCTGAGCGGGTCGGAGAGGCACTAGCAGCGGATGTTGCAGGAATCGGCCCAGTGCCCTGGGTGCAGCCCGGGCTTTTCCCTGCCCCGCTTGCGCTCTAGACCCGTGGAGCGCGTGAAGAGTACGGAAGCGCCGTACGTTGCGGGTGACCGCACGGCTGGAACCCTCTGGGGTAACGGCACTCGTCTTCTACACCTCCCAGACCATACCGGG